CTGTAACAGGGTGACATATCAAATATTTCATCAAATTTTGTTATCGTTCTCAGATAGGAGCCGTCTTCACGTTTAACCCAGCGCTGGCCGCCACTTACTGAAAAGGCAAAACTGGAGTTTCTGATATCCTTCCTCTGGATCCCTTCCAGAAGCTCATTCCCCAGGTTAAAAGCCGGTGCCTCAAATTTGTATTTTACACCTTTTTGATCTTTTATCAGCTTCATGCTTCCTGATCCTTCCGTTGACCTGGCCAGGACTCCTCTTGAAATATCATGGTTCATCAGGGCAAAAACATCAGAATTTTCCAGAACGCCGTCAACAGCCCCGGGTTCAATAATCTCCTTAAAGCCTCCCAGATCCCTGGATTCACTGTTAAAAACTATCCCGTAACCTTCAATAACCCTGGAATTTGCATCTGCCCTAACCTCTGCAAGTTTATAGGGAATGTTCCTGGTTTCACGTTCACCGCTATTGGGTTTGTCCATTTTGAGTATTATTTATTTTTTCCTGTTTCTGTCCAATTTTGTCAATGGGCATCATATTCACCTGTACCATAGGCTTGTCTGCATTCGGATCAGATGATAATGGATTCCTGCATTCTTTCCGGGCTTCATTTACCGTAAAGCCTCCGGACTGGAACATCTTTGAGACATAGTTAGCTTTTGCGTCAAGATTTGCCTTAAGGAGCTCATTGATATTAAGATTCAACTGGGTCCTGCTCCTGAGGGAGGGCCTGAACAACTTCCTGTTAAACTCATTTTCAAATTTTGCATCCAGAGGAGTCATAGTATCTGTTATGAATCCTAACTGGTAGGCTTCCACATTTGAATAGGTAAGGTTAGCCTGGTCAAAAACCTTTGGAGGCGGACAGCCAAAGAAGCGGCAAATTTCCAAAACACTGAATTGCCTGGATTCCAACATCTGAGCATCTTTCGGATTCACTGTCACCGGATTGAATGTCAAACCTGATTCCATTACAGCAATACCTCCAGGAGTGCCGGTAGTACTTGAAAAAGCCTCAGACCATGCTTTTTTTATTGCATCTGCTTTATCCTTGGTTACCTTACCAACGGTTTGAAGTATCCCGCTCATGTTTGCCCCGGAAGAGAAAAAACCCTTTGCTGAAGCTTCCGCAACAGTTGCAAGGGTCATAGTATTGGTTGCATGGGTCAGGGTGCTTACACCCAGGTAGCCGTTATATGAAAAATTCAGAACATGAATCATGTCCCAGCCTTCAATGTATTCAATCTGAACAGGTTCATAATTAGGATGCTCAACTTTGTAGAAAACTTGTCCGTTTTCTCTCTTATACATAGTGACAAGCCCCCCTACCAGGTCCAGCCTGACAGGATCGCCCCGGTTGTCTCTTCTTATAATGGCATATCCATTGCCTTCCAGCAAAGTCTTGGCTGTGAGAGTTTTCATAAAGGTATATCTGCTGATATAAGGTGCCGGCTCACTGTTAAGAAGATAGTAAGAAGCATGGAAGGGATTTGGAACCCAGCCCTGCTTGCTGTCAAATTCAAGAATCTCCCAGGGTTGTGAGGCCATTGAATCTGAGATAACCTCCACACATCGGTAAACAGCCGAGAGCTGCATTGAAGTCTGAAGGCTCAGGGGGCTGGCCAGGGTTGAACTATAAGGAAGTCCAACAGAATCAACAGGGGCTTCCGTTATGGCCCTTTTTTCTTTTTTCCGGAATGGTAACCACAACTTCATTTGCCTTTGGATTTTGAATTAAAAAATGGCCTTAACCTCTTTATGAAATGAGCCTCAAGATTTGAAAACTCAGTCTTCTGACAGGGACGGATCAGCTCAACAGTAAACTCGTCGCCGGGATTCTCTTTAAAATGAGCCTGCAGCTTTTTATTAGGATGTTTGCCTGATAACAGACTTTCCAGGTGCCTGTTCCAGGAGAGATCCTTATCAATAGCAGGGAAAATAAAGGCTTTCTGAGGTTCCATTTTGCTTTTTGCAATGTAAATTCCCGATTGTTCCATGGCATGATTTTTAATAAATTCCTGTTCCGGCAAAAGTTGATTCCTTCATATATGCTGCCAGTGCCTGAAGCATGGCAATAACGCCGTCAATCTTCTTTTTCTCATTGAGTTTTGACGGTTTACAGTTACCTGTAAAATCAAATTTGAGCTCAACACATCTGAGGCAATACCTTGTAATTGGGTTATCGTCCAGAATAACCTGTCCTTTAAGCATCAGGCGTTCAAATTCCTTTGTCGGACTGTTAAAATTTCCTATGTTCTGTGAAAAAGGCTCAAGAGGCAAACCCTCCTCTGTACTCTTCACGGCCCATCCAAGACTATTCCACTTGTCATAATAAATCTTTATGATATTAGTATTCTGGCTGACCTCAAGAATATCCTTTAGGATATAGTCATAGTCAACCACGTTGCCCGAAGTGCTTTTAAGATAGTGATGGTTATGCCAGGCAATATAAAGCTCCTTGTCTGGCCTTTCTTTCAGGGAATCACGGGGCAAATAGTAATCTACGAAAAAGTAGTATTTCTCATTCCTGAAAAATAAGTAACTAACGGCTGTCAGGTCCCTGTTTGAACTAAGGTCTACACCAATATAACAGTCTTCCCCTTTGAAGTCTTCTTTTTTAAGTTTATGGGTAGCTTTTAAGATATAGTCATCCTGGATCCAGACTGCAGCCGTGTCACACCACATATTAAGATTCTTGGTTTTGACCCCAACCTCATCCGCTGGATTGTTTATAGCCTGCAGAACCTGTTTCCTGAGAAAATCTGTACTTATTGTGATATCCAGGTTCGGGTTTGATTTTAACCAGTTCCGTTCATTTTTCCAATCGTCCCCCTCATCCATTGAATAAATGACACTAAAAAAACTGTCATCCTGCTTAATATTAGCTGCAATTTCCGAAGCAACAGTCCTAAGTTCATAGCATGGCAGGGACTTATCAAATCCGGAAGTTGTAATCGTTATAAGAAGCGGATTGACCCTCATGCCCTGGGAGCTCCTGATAACGTCCCTGACCTGGCTGTTAGGGGCTGAATGGTATTCATCAACTATCCCTACCGAACAGTTATAACCGTCCAACTTATCAGCATCAGCAGCCAGGGTTTTTATGAATCCTTCACCATCTTTTAAAACTATATCTGAGCGGTAAGGAGTATAAATCTTTTTATCAGGATCATAACTCTGCACAAATCCCCGGACCATTTTGAAATCAATATGTGCCTGGTCCTTGGAGTTTGCTGCCAAAAGAACTTCTGCATTTGCTTCTCCCTCTTCCTTTAAGGAGAAAAATGATAATTCGGCTGCCAGGGCTGTTTTCCCATTTTTGCGTGCCATTTCCAGGTATGCTGTCTGGAATCTCCGGGACCCGTCTTTATTGTAAAAACCGTAAAGATTTGCTACAATAAACGCCTGCCAGGGCTCCAACTTAAAAGGCTTCCCTGCGTGCCTCCCTGTAAAATGCTTGCTTTTGCGAATGAACTTTATAACTTTTTCTACCTGGTCCTCCCTCCATACCCAACCGTTTTTCCTGTCCTCCAGGTAACGTTTTACTGCATTGCGAAGGTTCAGCCCGGAAGGTATTGAACCGTCCAGGACATCAGAACAGTATTTGTCAGCAGCATTCACCTTATTTCTCTTTTCCTGTTAATAATAGCATCTATCGGAGATGTATCAATTTCAAAAACTATAGGTATTCCCGTTATGAGAAATATTCTGTTCCTGGCATCCTGAATTTTATGGCATGGCACGCAATCAGAAAGCAGGTTGTCATAATCAAAGGCAAGCGCCTCAATCTCCTCTTTTGTTTTGCCGGTCTGAAATGGTATTTTGTGATGAATCTCCTCAGTCTGGGTGACAATACCTTTTGCCTCACAGCATTCACAGAGCGGATTCTCTTCGAACTTTATCTGTCTCAGCAGCCTCCAGCGCTTATCCTGGTAAATTTCCTGATACAGTCCCTTATTAACTGTCCGGTCCCGTGGTTTTTTCCGTCCCAAATTTAAAAATGGCATAACCTTACTTTTAATTCAGATATTTCCTTATTTCAAAAAGTGTCTTCATTTGTCGTTCTGAAAGTTCTTTGTGTTCCCGGTAATATTTCTGAAGTCCCTTTAATAGTTCTAATTGTCCTTGTGTTAAACTTCCCGCATGACTGCCCAAAAATTCAAATGCTTCTTTAATTTTTCCTTCCATGCTCACTCAATTCAGAAATGGATCTGTAAAATCAAATAATTCTGATATCCTCTCCCATTTGTATACCTTGTATTCTTTACTATAATTATTGAGATAGGAACCAGAATCAATTGATGGCATATTAGCTATAGCGCTACGCATGACATTCATAATGTCTTTATTCATTTTTTGCCGAGCCGCTTCTCTTTCTTTCTTCTCTGCCTCGGATTCTCTTATAATAATTCCCCAGTTGCCTATTCTCATTGTATTTCAGAGTAAAGCCCCAAAGGGTCAGGCTGGAAAATATTTAAAGGCTCTGAAACTTTAAAAGGACCCGACCCCCGGAGCTGGGCGGCTTCAATCAGTGAAGTGCCTTATTTTTTCGACCAAATTTTTATTCATAATTTCATATTCAATAATAAGTGTATATTTTACACTTATCTTTTATACTGCTTATTAAGTGTATTTTTTACACTTATTTTTATTTACACCCTTTTCCATCCCTTCATCTTGTCTTGAATCGGGGTTAATTACCAAAAGAATCAAGAGAATTTTGTGAAAAAAAGGTGGCGGGGCCAAAAAAAAACAAAAAAAGAAATCGCCTTAAAGCCACCAACATCATTTTTAAATTAAATAATCTTGATAAATCCAGGTAATTCAGGCAATAGCGACCACTATCAAGACCGATCCCTAACGGATGGCTGCTATCAAAAGAAGATATGAAGGTCACGGTTATAAAGGGTAAACTACCGCACTGTTCAGCCATATCGCTCATTGTCATCTCTGTTTTTTTCGCCCTCATTAAATTAAGGGCAGGTGGAACTGTGTCAAAACCCCTTATGTTTTCATTATAATTCACTTTGTTATCTTATTTTTTTCAGTATCTGTATAAAATCTCCCAGCTCCATAGCTACTATGCAGCCTGAGTTGTTCCTTTTGTGAATCACTATATTAGTCTTATTGCCCCTTGGCATCTTTTTCAGTATCTCATGGTAGGGGGGAGTCCTCTCCATTGCCTTGCATTGAACATTGAAATTCCCGGTTCCTGCAAGATCCACACCAGAATAATCATCCCAGGCACTACCCATAAAGCGGGAGGTATAACACTCCGGCCATAGTTCAGCTCTCAGGATGGCAGCTATATGCCTTTCAAATTGGTTACCTTTCTGCTTGGAATTTAATAAGCCGACTGGCTTAATGGAGGTATCGGTAATATTATTTACCTTTAAATTGTTATTCATTTCAGAGAGTAACATTTTTTGGCGGGGCAAAGTGGTACGAACACAATGCCTCGCTTTTGCTTCATCTATCTTTTGCAACATCCTGAAGATGTCTGCTTATGCTTTCGCTATCACCTACTTTAGTAATCATCCTGGCCTCCATATACTCATCGACTTTCTTCTTCGAGAATATGAGGTCACGGCCAAATTTTTGATTTGGCAAAGGATCTGAACAGCTTGCCATAGTCCTCTGTGTGACCCAAGAGTAACTCCGATGATACTTGGTCATAATATATTTACACCCGACTCTATCATCACTGGGATCATCACTGACCTCTGGGATGACAAGTTTTTTCATATCAGCCCGATCGACCTTATTC